TATCAGCGGGATGTAGACCGCGCCGAAAATGCCCCTGCTGCTCGAAATGACATCCTGGCGAAACGTTTTGGCATTCCCATGGAAGGCTATACCTATTACTTCACTTATGAGGAAACGCTCTGTCATCGGCGAAGGAAATACTGGCAAATGGCTTGCTCTTTGGGGATCGACCTTTCCCAGGGTGATGACTTCTGCGCGTTTACCTTTCTGTTTCCTTTGCGAAACGGGGCCTTTGGCGTAAAGACCCGAGATTACATTTCAGAACGGACATTGATGAAGCTCCCCGCCGCTATGAGGGTCAAGTATGACCAATTCATGGAGGAAGGGAGCCTTATTGTTATGGAGGGAACTGTTCTGGATATGATCCAGGTCTATGAAGATCTCGATGCCCACATCATCGAGTGCGGTTATGACGTCCGATCAGTTGGCTATGACCCTTACAACGCCAAAGAATTTATCGAACGATGGTCTACGGAAAATGGGCCATTCGGTATCGAAATGGTTCGCCAAGGTTCCAAGACAGAGACGGTTCCATTAGGTGAGTTGAAGAAACTTTCCGAAGATCGGATGCTGCTCTTTGATGAAGAACTGATGAGTTACGCCATGGGAAACTGTATTACGTTGGAAGATACCAACGGAAACCGGAAGCTTCTGAAGAAACGATATGAGCAAAAGATCGACGCCGTGTCGGCTATGATGGATGCTTATGTCGCCTGGAAGCTCAACCGGGATTCATTCGAATAAGGGAGGTGATGGAATTGAGCGAACTTCAGCATCATGGCATTCTTGGCATGAAGTGGGGCGTCCGAAGATACCAAAACGAGGATGGAAGCCTGACGGAAGCCGGTCGTAAGCATTTGGAGAAAAAAGATACCAAGTGGGCCAAGAAGAATTACGACAAGATTACTTCGCAGACTCGCAAGAAGATCTCCGGAGAGATCGATGCCTATGCCAGTCAACTTCTCAGCGATCCCAATGCCAGGAAGACCAATGGTAAGCTCAGCTCCGCAACCATCAACGCCTATAACAAGAAGCTGGCCGAGCTTATGAATACGGCTGCTCAGGACGTCACCGCTCCCTCTGGCCGGGTGGTTCAATTCGTAGCAAAGCGTGGCGAAGTCGGCGTTCATATGGCGCTGGCTGATCGCGGTTACGATATGAACCAGTTAAAGAACGGCGTCTGGGCATCCGGCAGGATCGCCTACAAGAAGAAGACCGTCGACATGGCGTAGGAGGTGAAAGGTCGATGGAAATGTCTATTCCTACCAGGCTGAAACATGCCTGGAACGCATTCATGAACCGATCACCTACTGCCCGCTACTACGGCAATGTGTCCTCGTACCGACCGGATCGTCGATGGTTCGGTTCCGGTATCGATCGGTCGATCGTAACGTCTATTTACAATCGAATTGCTATGGACGCTGCTTCCATTGAAATTCGACATGTGCAGTTAGACGAGAATGGTCGGTTCGTAAAAGAACTCGACACCGGTTTGAACGCCTGCTTCTCTCTGGAGGCCAATGCTGACCAGACGGGGCGGGCGTTTATTCAGGATGTAGTCATGTCGATGCTGGACGAGGGCTGTGTGGCCCTGGTTCCAATCGATACAACTTTCAACCCTGATGAAACCAGTTCTTATGACATCAACTCCATTAGAACTGGCCGGATCATAGACTGGTATCCGCAGCACGTTCGGGTCAACGTTTACAATGAGAGAACCGGGCAGCGTGAGGATCTGGTCATGCCTAAAAGTGAAGTCGGTATCGTTGAAAATCCGCTTTATGCAGTCATCAACGAGCCAAACTCCACGATGCAGCGGCTTATCAGGAAGTTAAACCTTCTTGATGTCGTGGACGAGCAAAGCAGCTCGGGAAAACTGGATCTTATCATCCAACTTCCCTACGTCATCAAATCCGAAGCCCGTAGAGAACAGGCGGAGAAGCGACGGCGTGACATTGAGGAGCAATTATCCGGTTCGAAGTATGGCATCGCCTATACCGATGGTACAGAGCGAGTCGTTCAGTTGAACCGTTCTGTCAACAACAACCTAATGGATCAGATCGAATACCTGACGAGTATGCTTTACAGCCAGTTAGGGATCAGTCAGGCCATTATGGATGGATCAGCTGATGACAAAACGATGCTCAACTACAACAGCCGGCTAATTGAGCCCATCGTTTCCGCCATCGTTGACGAGGGAAACCGAAAATTCCTGACCAAAACAGCCAGAACGCAGAAGAAAGCATTGGCCTTCTTCCGCGATCCGTTCAAGTTGGTCCCTGTCAACGACATTGCTGAGATCGCTGACAAGTTTACCCGTAATGAGATCATGACCTCCAACGAGATCCGGCAGGTGATCGGCATGAAGCCGTCGAACGATCCCAAAGCGGACGAGCTTCGCAATTCTAATCTCAGCGCACCCAAGGAAGAAGAAACTTCTAACAACGCTCCAGACACGAAGGAGGAATAATTCAAAATGGAGAACGAGAACTACGATTTCAGCGGATGGGCAACCAGAAATGATCTGCGCTGCTCTGACGGAAGGACGATCCGAAAGGATGCCTTCAAACACAATGACGGTGCCATCGTACCTCTTGTGTGGAACCATCAGCATAACAGCCCTGAGAACGTCTTGGGCCACGCTTTGTTGGAGAACCGTGACGAAGGTGTGTACGCCTACTGTTCTTTCAACGACAGCGATGCCGGTCAGACAGCCAAAACGCTGGTGCAGCATGGGGACATTCGTTCCCTGTCGATCTGCGCCGGTCAGTTGAAGCAGTCTGGCAAGGATGTTCTGCACGGCGTTATTAAAGAGGTCAGTCTGGTTCATGCCGGAGCCAACCCGGGCGCTTTCATCGAGTCTGTTCTGGCTCATGGTGATGACGGCGAAGAGACCGGCCTTATCATCGGTTACGATGAGAACATCATGCTTTGGCATTCTTCGGAACCTCCCGCTGAGAAGAAAGAGGAACCGGAGAAGAAGGAAGAGCCGGCCGAAAAGAAACCCGAGGCTAAGGAAGAGACCGTAGCGGACGTGATCAATTCCATGACTGAGAAGCAGAAGAACGTCATGTACGCGATGGTCGCCGAGGCTTTGGAGGGCAAGGATGAAGGCTCTGAGCCTGAAGCCAAGGACAACAACAATTCTGAAGGAGGAGAAAAGGAAATGAAACACAATGCGTTCGACAAGGAGACCAAGCAGCCGGAGGAGGCTGTTCTGAGCCATTCCGATCAGGAGAGCATTATCACCATGGCCAAGACGAAGAGCGTCGGCTCTTTGCAGATGGCTATGAAGCTCTATGCCGAGCAGAATGAGGACAGCCTGAAGCACGGCTTCGATGACATCACCGTTCTGTTCCCGGAGTACAAGGACCTGCGCACCGGTGCTCCCGAACTGGTCACCCGTGACCAGAGCTGGATCTCCGTCGTCATGAACAAGGTTCACAAGAGTCCCATCAGCCGTATCCGTACCCGCAACATGGACGCTCGCGGCGAGGATCTGCGGGCCTATGGTTACCAGAAGGGGAAGAAGAAGGTTCCCACTGGCAACATGAAGCTCATCAAGCGGACCACCGATCCCCAGACCGTTTACATCTCTGATGCTCTGCATCGTGACGACATCATCGACATCACTGATTTCGACGTGGTCGAGTATCAGTATGGCGTCATGCGGCAGCTGCTGAATGAAGAGCTGGCCATGGCGATCATGGTGGGTGACGGCCGTGACGAGGGTGATGAGCACAAGATCTTCGAGGAGCACATCCGTTCTATCTGGAACGACGATGATCTGTACACCATCCACTATGACGTCGATGTCGATGCCGCCCGTAAGGAGCTGCAGGGCAGCGACACCAGCGTCCACTTCGGCGAGAACTACATCTATGCCGAGGCTATCATCACGGCCGCGCTGTATGCCCGCGAGAAGTATAAGGGCACCGGCACTCCCGACTTCTTCTGCACGCCTCACATGCTGAACATGATGCTGCTGGCCCGGGATCTGAACGGCCGCCGTATCTACAACAACAAGACCGACCTGGCTGCCGCTCTGAACATCAACGAGCTGCACACCGCCGAGCAGTTCGAGGGCCTGGTTCGTAAGGACGATGACGGCGCACAGCACAAGCTGCTGGGTCTGTTCGTGAACCTGGCTGACTACACCGTCGGCAGCACCAAGGGTGGCGAGATCACCCGCTTC